TCGACGTGCGCAACCTGCGCGACCCGCGAACGCCTGCGCTGCTGCTGCGCTTCACCGGCGACCACTCGCGCGCTTCCTGGCACATCATCCGCCACGTCAACGGCAAGAGCCCGTCCGTAAAGCTGGGAAACTGGCCGGACCTTTCCGTGCGCGCCGCCCTGGAGCTGCTGCCGAAGAAGCTGGCCGAGCTGACCGCCGACCCGGCCACGGTGGTGACGGTTTCCGGATGGGAAGTGGTGGCCGACCTTTTAAACTGGTACGTCGACCGCCTGGCCCGTACCCGTAGCGTCTCGAAGAATTACAAAGCGACCGTGCGTTCGGTGGCGGCCCGTCACCTGCTGCCGCGCCTGGGCTCGCTGCGCCTGCTGGCGGTGGATCGTGCGGCGCTGGATGAACGCCTGATCTGCCCAATGCAAGAGGTGTGCTGCCTGGCCTACACGCGGCAGGCTTTCGGGGTGCTGAAAAAGGCATTCAAGCAGGCGCACAAGCTCAAGATGCTGACCAGCAACCCGCTGGCGGACATGGTGTTTACCGACTTCATCAGTACGCCGATCCGCCCGAAGGGCACCGCCCTGCGCCCGCAGCAGCTGCCCGCGCTGCTGGATCGCCTGGCTGAGCTGTGGTCGACGCGCCCGGCCGATTCAATGCTGGCCCTGATGATGCTGTGCCATGGCACCCGTATCAGCGAAACCCGTGTCGCCAAGTGGGGAAACATCACCCTTGTTCAGGATGGGGAGTGGTTCCTGCCCGCAGAGGATACGAAGACCCGCAGCGACCACCGTTTACCGATCACCCGCCAGCTGTGCGCGATCCTGACTGCCTATCGCCGCCATCAGAGGGCCAAGGGTTATCAGGGCGTCTATCTGTTCCCCAATGGCAAGGGCGAGCCGCTTTCAGCTGATCAAGCGCAAGCAGCATTCACCCGTATTGCGGATGGGGAGTGGACAAGCCACGACCTACGCAAGGTGGCGCGCTCGATGTGGGCCGACCTGGGCGTCGATTACCTGATCGGTGAGCTGCTGCTGAACCACGCGCTCGATGACCTCGACGCCGCCTATATCCACACCCATGCGCAGAGCCTGAAGCGCGACGCCCTGGAACGGTGGCACTGCTACCTCGACCCGCGGGGCCTCTCTTTTTTTGCCACCGAGACAGAACCCGGACGGGCCGCAATGCTGACCCAGCCCGAAGCCAATAACCACGCGGCCCCGAGCGCCGTTTAGCAATCCATTACAAAGGAGGATGTTAGGACATGAAAGAAGCGAGCGATAACCTAAAGGCCCTGATGACGGGTGCAGCGGCGCCAATCGAGAAGGTTGCAGAGGCCGAGCGAATCCTGACTGCCAGCGAATCCGCCTTGCGGGTGCTGGCCCATCACGACGCGGCGGCACTTGCGAAAGAGGCGGGGGAGCTGGTCGAGGCCCTTAAGTGGATCGACGAACTGTCGCCGGATCAATTGCCTGCCGGGGTCTGTGATCTGCTGTGGAGCATCCGCAAGGCCCTCTGGAAGATCAGTCGTGCCGAACCTGTGTTCCGCAACGACTGGAGGCCATACAGCGCCCGCCGACTGACCTGGCGCGAACGCATCACGGGGAGGGTGCAGGGGTGACGAACGAGACGATCATTCAAGGCTTTGACCCGGCCCAGTCGGGCGGCGACCGAACCGTCAAGCATCTGCGCATGGGTGGTGAACGGGTCGAGCTGGTGGACTGGAACGAGCTTTCGCGCCGCGGACTGTTGGAGCGCATCAACCGTGAGATTCTGCACCCGCTTGGCTTGGCGGCGTGCCGTGACGTTGAGTCGGGCAATTCGCCGGGTGCATTGGTTGCGGCGTCCGGCGCTTGGTTGTACCCCGAGCGTGGTAGCTGTGGGTGTGGGGAGCTATGCGAGCAGCGTGGCCTCGCCTCTGACGAAGTGAGCGAAACCTGCCGCGCTGTGCATGGGCCGCGCCGTGATGCGTAACGCCAAGCAGCCGCGCCCGCGCGCCGGGCAGCCCGCCCGCCGCTCGGGTGGATTGAATGAGGCGCAGCGCTGCACGCTGCGCCTCAAGGAGGCCGAAGGCTATGAGCTGGTACGCGAGGAAGACGACGGGTGCGCCGTGATCCGCAAGGGCAATGACTGGCAGCTGATTCGCCAGAACGGCCAGGCGCATCGAGCATTGGGGGCGAGGCGATGAGCGTTACGGGTAACAGCGAAAAGAAGTCTGCCGTTGCGAAGCGGCAAGAGCGCCGGCGGGCCAAGCTCAAGGCGCAGCAGTTCAAGGAGGTCGAATTGATCCTGGGGCCGGCAGAGCAGGCGATGCTCGACGAAGGCCGCCAGGTGCGCGGCGGGGTCAATGGGCCGTATGACGTGACCGAGTACCTGTCTGCACTGATACGCGAGGACAACCAGCGGTTGCATGGGTTGCTGGGCGAGGCGCGGCAGTACCCGTGCCGGCAGTGCGGTAAGCCGTTACCGCAAGGCTGCGGCGGGACGTTTAAAGGGGAGCTGGCATGCCTGCACACGCCGACCGCGTGGAAGTTCGAGATACCGGCCCAGGTGGAGGCGTGAGCCGGATGCGTTTCGCTTGTAAGTCGGATGTAGCGACAGGGCTTGGCACTTTTCCATAAAGTTCTACATAGCGTGGCGTGTTTGCGTTCACGGCCTAGACAATAACCCTCGAAACCCTCGGCACATGCCGGGGGTTTTGCGTTTCTGTCCCCTGTTCCCTGGCGACCTTTGCCCGCTCCGGCGGGCTTTTTTTCGCCTTGGCCAACCGAGGCGCCCTTTATGACGGAGTTCCCGAAAATGACTGAGCCAGCATCGACCGCGGCCGGCGGCTTTGCGCTGTATAAGCTGGGTGTCGTCTTTGGATTCTCTGCGATCCTGGCTGCCATCGTGGTTATGGCCATGACGCTGCCGAAGTCGCCCCGCGAATTCGGCGTCGCGCTGATCTGCACGGTTATGTCCGGCGTGACTGGCGGCGCTTTCGTCATTCGCTGGTTTGAGTGGCAGCACTGGGCAGGCGATTACGTCGGTCTGGTCGCCATCGGTGGCGTGGCCTTCGTCTGCAGCCTGCCGGGCTGGGTGATCGTGCGGGCGTGGTTCGCGTATGCCGAGGCCTCGCGCGGCCGCTCGCTGCTCGACATGGTGCGGGAGCTGAAAGAGGCGGCCGGCAAATGATCAACCGCGAGCGGCTGGCCAATCAGCTGATTGAGGACGAGGCGCTGCGGACCAAGCCCTACCGCGACAGCGTGGGCGTCCTGACCATCGGCGTCGGGCGCAACCTTGAGGACAAGGGGCTTAGCCGCGCTGAATGCCTGTTCCTGCTGGACAACGACATAACCGACGCCCTGGAAGACTGCCGCGCGGTGGTGCCCGGCTTCGATGGCCTCGACCCGGTACGGCAGGAAGTGCTCGCGAATATGGCGTTGAACCTGGGCCGCGACCGGCTCAAGGGCTTTCGCAAGATGCTGGCCGCTGTTGCTGCGCGCCGCTTCAATGAGGCCGCCGCCGAAATGCTGGACTCGAAGTGGTCGGCCCAGGTGAAGGGGCGTGCCGAGCGGCTGGCCTTCGCTATGCGCAATGGGCGGTTCGGCGCATGACGCGGCGCTATCTGGTGCGGTTCGCTGATGGCAACTCGGCCACGGTGATTGATACGGCGCTGACTGAGCCCGACCAGATGGTCGCGGCGATTCATGCGCAGTTCAGTCGACCCGGTTACGTGCTGGAGGTGGTGCGATGCTGAAAGTGGATTGGCTCGCCGTGCTGGTGGTGGGCGCGCTCGGTGCTGCGATCTGGGCGCTGGACCATGCCCGCGGGGTCAATGCCCTGCAGGCCCAGCAGATCGCCACCCTGGAGGCAGAGGCTACCCGCACGAATGCCATCATCGAGCAGCAGGCCGAGGCGCTGGCCCGCCAGCAGGAGACGGCCAAGGCGCTCGGCAAGATCGGCGCCGACATGGCCCAGCTGTCCAGTCTGCTCGACCAGCAGGGCGACACCCTGGCCGCTGGCCTTGAGGAGTTGAAACGTAATGACCCTGATGCGCGCGAGTACCTGCGCGGCGCTGTGCCTGCTGCTGTCGGCATGCGGCACGCCCGCCCCGAAACAACTGACATTGGCGCCTATCGAGCGAGTGCAGGCAGCGTGCCCCGACCTGACGCTGTGCCGGCTGCCGGGCAGAGCCGCCCCGCGAACGAATGAGGAGTTCGACGCCGCCCTGGTGCAGACCGAGGCGGCGCTGCTGCAGTGTGCGGCCAAGGTCGACGGGTGCGTGCGCAAGCAGCAGGTGGTGAACGATGCCGCCCCGCGCTAAGCGTGGTTGCCGGGCGCCGATGTGCCCCGGCCTGACCCAGGAAAAGCACGGCTACTGCGACGCGCACAAACACCTGGCCAGCGGCTGGAATGCACCGGGCCGCGGGACTGCCGAGCAGCGTGGCTATGGCGCTGAGTGGCGCAAGCTGCGCGCCGCGATCCTCAAGCGCGATGGTTACCGCTGCCGCTGTGAGGAATGCACCCAGCTCGGCCGAGTACTGCCGGCCACCGAGGTTGACCACCGCCAGGCGAAGGCCGAAGGCGGCACCGATCACCCGTCAAACCTGTTCGCCATCAACGCTGATTGCCACAAGCGCAAAACGCGCGAGGAATCGCAAAGAGCGCTGGCGAAAACGATGGAAATTCGCCGCGACCTGTGACGAAACCGCGGCCATTCACCGATTAAACACACACGCGCCGAGCCTGCCAGGGCTGCCGGCCCCGAACTGCCCGCGCTTCGAAAATGCACCGAAACGGTGCCGAACGTCGCCGAAGGGGGAGGGGGTAGGTAAATCTCTGGAGGTTCGGCGCTTAAACACCGTGCCCCCAATCGTTTTCATACGCCCGCGAAATAAAAAATCCCAGGGTGGCGGTTAGGGGGTGTGCGTCATATGACGCAATCACGCAATAACGCAGGAGTGTCGAGGATGACCCAGCGCGCCAAGGGAGGCGGTCGGAAGCCGAAGCCGACCGCGCTGAAGCTGCTGCAGGGCAACGCCGGAAAGCGCGCCCTGCCGAAGAACGAACCGGCGCCCGAGGCGCTGGCCGAGGTGCCCGAGCCGCCCGAGTGGATGGGCGATATCGCCGCCGGCATCTGGCGCAACGTCGCGCCCTGGCTGACCGAAACCAAGATCATGGCGGCCACCGATCTGCACAACCTAGAAGCCTTCTGTATGGCCTACCAGCGGTGGCGCGAGGCGCAGGATTGCATCGACATGAACGGCCTGGTGGTTCGCGGCGCCCAGGGTGGCCCGATGAAGAACCCGGCCTGCACCGTCGCCAATGAATCGCTGCGCCAGGTGGCCACGTTCGGTGCGGCGCTCGGGCTTGATCCGTCGTCGCGTGCCCGCCTGAAACCGGCCGGCACTGGCGAGAAGAAAAACCCCTTCGAGCTGCTGCGCGGAGGCAAGACCGGATAACCCATCATGGCCACATACCCCAACGTCAACGCGGCGGCGAAGTACGCGCGCGACGTGGTAAGTGGCCGGATTGCCGCGTGCCAGTACGTCAAATGGGCGTGCGCGCGCCACCTCAACGACCTTGAGTCATCCAAGCGCCGCGCCTTCAAGTGGCGGTTCGACAAAGACAAGGCCGAGGCGGTGTGTCTGTTCATCCAGATGCTGCCGCACGCAAAAGGCAAGTGGGCGGCGAAAAAGGAGCTGATCGTCTTGCAGCCCTGGCAGCTGTTCATCTTCTGCAGCCTGTTCGGCTGGGTGAGCAAGAAAACCGGGCTGCGCCGCTTCCGTGAGGCGTATTGCGAAGTCCCGCGCAAGAACGGCAAAAGCGTCCTCGCCGCCGGCCTCGGCCTGTGGATGTGGGGCATGGATGGCGAGTTCGGCGCAGAGGTCTATTGCGGTGCGACCACCGAAAAGCAGGCGCTCGAAGTATTCCGCCCGGCCAAACAGATGCTCGCGCGAACGCCCGAGCTTGTGTCGGCCTGCAGCGCCGAGGTCATGGCCCGCTGCCTGTCGATCCCGGCGGACGAAAGCCGCTTTGAACCCGTCATCGGCGACCCCGGCGACGGTTCGTCGCCCAGCTGTGCGCTGGTCGACGAGTACCACGAACACGACAGCCCGGCGCTTTACGAAACCATGCTGACCGGCATGGGTGCCCGCGATCAGCCGCTGATGTTCGCCATCACCACGGCGGGCTTCAACGTCGCCGGGCCGTGCTACATCCACCGTAGCCAGGCCATCGACATGCTCAAGGCCTCGGCCGGCATCGGTGATCTGCACAACGACGAGCTTTTTGCCATCGTCTACACCCTCGACGATGGCGACGACTGGCAAGACCCGGCCAGCCTGCGCAAGGCAAACCCGAACTACGGCGTATCGGTGAGCGAGGAATTCCTGCTCAAGCGCCTGCAAGACGCAAAGCGTTACCCGTCACGGCAAAACGCATTCAAAACGAAGCACCTCAACATATGGGTTTCTGCGGCGCATGCCTGGCTCAACATGAGCGACTGGGCAGCCTGCGGCGATCCCGCGCTGCGCCTGGAAGACTTCGCCGGCAAACCCTGCTTTATGGGTGTCGACCTGGCGAGCAAGTCCGACATGACCGCTGTGGCCCTGGTGTTCCGCGACAAGGTGGAGCTGCCCGCAGGCAGCGGAAAAATCCGCGATCAGTGGACGGTGTTCTGCCGCTCCTACCTGCCGGAAGGCGCGGTAGAACGGGCTGGCTCCAACCAGACCGCCTACGAAGGCTGGATTGCTGACGGCAAGCTGCTGACCACGGACGGCGACGAAACCGACTTCGACGTGATCCGCGAAGATATCCGCGACCTCTGCGGCCAGTTCGCCGTCGAGGAAATCGTGTACGACCCGCACCGTGCCACCCAGCTCGGCCACCAGATGCTGAAAGACGGCGCCAACGCCGTGCAGTTCGGCGGCGGCTTTGCGCTGTGGAACCTGCCCATGCGGGAAGTCGAGGCCGCGCTAGTGGCCGGGCGCTTCCGCCACGGTAACGACGGCGTGCTGACGTGGATGGCCGGCAACGTTGTGACGCGCGAGCGTAAGGGCCTGCTGATCCCGCAGAAGGCCGACGAAGGCAAAACCAACATGCGCAAGATCGACGGCATGGTCGCCATTCTGATGGCCATGAGCCGCGCCATGTTGCAAGACGCGCCACAAGAAGACTCGCTGTCCGACCACCTCGAACGGCACGGCATACGGACTCTGTAATGACCAACGAAACCCAAAAGCCGGGGCGGCTACGCCGTGCCCGCGCGGCGCTCTGCGCGTTCGCCAGGCGAGCGACTGCAGGGCTTAACGATGCCATCGGCTGGCTCGGCCTGGCTCTGCTGGCCCGCGGCCTCTGGCTGCTGTTCGGTGAAGCCTGGGCGCTGGTTGCGGTCGGCTCAATCCTGATGCTTGCGTCGCTGCTCGACGCGCTGCTGGGGGGTGAATGATGTTCAAGCGCCTGCGAAGCAAAACCACCGTCAGTGCGCTGGATACCCCCGAGAAGATCGCCGCCGCGCTGGGTGTTGAATACGGCGCCTTTGCCGGGCAGCGCATCACCAGCCACCGGGCTATGCAGCTGGCCACCGTGTTCAGTTGCGTGCGGGTGCTGGCCGAGTCGGTCGGCATGCTGCCCTGCAAGCTCTACCGCGCCGAGGCTCGTGGCCGCTCCCAGGTCACGGCCCACCCGGTCGCGCACATCCTGCAGATGGCGCCAAACGAGTACATGACCGCGCAGGAGTTCTTCGAGCTGCTGGTGGTGTGCCTGGCCCTGCGCGGCAACTTCTACGCCTACAAGGTTGTGACCATGGGGCAGGTCAGCGAGCTGTTGCCGCTTGATCCTGGCCGCGTCACGCCGCGGCTAACCGAGGACTGGCAGCTGGTGTACGACGTGAACTGGCCGGATGGCCGCACCGAGACACTGACCCAGGCCGAAATCTGGCATGTGCGGCTTTTCACGCTCGATGGCGTCACCGGGCTTAACCCGGTGGCCTACGCCCGCCAGGCCATCGCCCTGGGGCTGTCGACCGAAGCCCATGGCGCCACGCTGTTCACCAATGGCGCCGTGACCAGCGGCGTGCTGAGTACAGAACAACAGCTGTCCGACAAGGCGTTCGCCCACCTCAAACAGCAGTTTGACGAGGATTACCGCGGCCTGCAGAACGCGCACAAGCCCATGATTCTCGAGATGGGCCTGAGCTGGAAGCCCGTCAGCCTGAACATGGAAGACAGCCAGTTTCTGGAGACGCGCAAGTACCAGCGTTCGGAAATCGCCGGCCTGTTTCGCGTGCCGCCGCACATGATCGGTGACCTGGAGCGCGGCACCTTTACCAATATCGAGCATCAGGGCGCCGAGTTCCTGAATAACGCCCTGGTGCCAATCCTCACGCGCATTGAATCCCGCGTGCGCGTTGGCCTGCTGAAAGACAGCGAGCGCCCCACCCATTACGCCAAGTTCAACACCGCCGCCCTGGTGCGCGGCGACCTGAAGGCGCGGATGGAGGCATACGGCAAGGGCATTCAGTGGGGCATGTACTCGCCGAACGACTGCCTCGAAATGGAAGACATGAACCCGCGCGAGGGCGGCGACGTGTACCTGACCCCGATGAACATGACGACGAACCCCGAGGCAACCGATGGAAATCAAAAGACTTAACGTCCCGCTTGACCTGAAGAAGGTCAGCGACACGGGCGAGTTCGAGGGCTATGGCTCGGTGTTCGGCGTCAAAGACCATGGCTGGGATATCGTCATGCCAGGTGCCTTCGCCAAGTCGCTGGCCGAGTGGCAGGCAAAAGGCAAGCTGCCGCCCGTGCTGTGGCAGCACGACACCGACGAGCCTATCGGCCCGCATCTGGAAATGCGCGAGGACGAAAAGGGGCTGTATGTCAAAGGCCGCCTGCTGATAGACGACGACCCCCTGGCCAAACGCGCCCATGCCCACATGAAGGCCGGCAGCGTCACCGGGCTGTCGATTGGCTACATCCTCAAGGACTGGGAATGGGACAAGGACAAGGAAGCCTACCTGCTCAAGGAAATCGAGCTGTGGGAGGTGTCCGTGGTCACCTTCCCGATGAACGAAGCGGCCGGCGTCACTGACGTGAAATCGGCCCTGGCCCGCGGCGAAGTCCCGGCGCCGAAAGAACTGGAGCGAGCCCTGCGCGAGGTAGGGCTATCGCACACCCAGGCCAAAGGCTTTATGGCCAAAGGCTTTAGCGGTCTGCGCCCGCGCGAGGCGGATTCGGACAGCGCGCTGCAATCCCTGAAAACCCTACTTGACCGAATCCCGACGTAAAGGAGAGGCACCCATGCCCGCTGATAATCAAGATGTAATGCAGGTCGCCGAGGAGCTTGGCGCCCGTTTCGAGCAGTTCAAGAAAGCCAACGATGCGCGCCTGGACGGCATCACCCAGGAGAAAGGCAAGCTGGCCGAGGCGGTCGAAAGCGTCAACGCGCGGCTGTCCGAACTGGATGCCCTGAAATCCGATCTGGTGGCCGAGCTGAAGGCGGCCAAGCGCCCGAACGCAGGCGGCGCCACCAAGGAGCAGGCCGAGCACAAAACCGCGTTCGGCCAGTTCGTGCGCAAGGGCAACGAAGACGGCCTGCGCGAGCTGGAACGCAAGGCGCTGAACACCACCACCGACGAGGATGGCGGCTTTGCGATCCCCGAGGAACTCGACCGCAACCTGATCGAACTGGCCCGCCAGAACGTGGTGATGCGCCAGGAGTGCAACGTAATCTCGGTGGGCGGCACCGGATACAAGAAACTGGCCAACCTCGGCGGCGCTGCCTCTGGCTGGGTCGGCGAGCAGGACGCCCGACCGGCCACCGGTACGCCGAAGCTCGCGGAAGTGAAACCGACCTGGGGCGAGCTGTACGCCAACCCGCAAGCGACCCAGGGCATGCTCGACGATGCGTTTTTCAACGTCGAGGCGTGGCTGACTGGTGAGCAGCAAACCGAGTTCAGCGAACAGGAAGAGGCGGGCTTTTCCTACGGCAACGGCATTAACAAGCCGAAAGGCCTGTTTGCCCACGCCACTACCGCCGAGGCCGATAGCGCCCGCGCGTTCGGCACCCTGCAGCACCTGCTCGCCGCCGGCGTGAATGTCTCGGCTGACGACCTGATCAAGCTGGTTCACACCCTGCGCAAGCCGTACCGCAACGGCGCCAAGTGGATGATGAACGGGCTTTCGGTTCAGGCGGTGCGCCTGCTCAAGGACTCGCAGGGCAACTACCTGTGGCGCCCTGGCCTGGAAATGGACGCCCCGTCCGTGCTGCTCGGCTACGGCATCGCCGAAAACGAGGAAATGCCCGATCTGGCGGCGGGCGCCCAGGGTATCGCCTTCGGCAACTTCAAGCGGGCTTACACCATCCTCGACCGCATCGGCACCCGCGTGCTGCGCGATCCCTACACCAACAAGCCGTTTGTAGGCTTCTACACCACCAAGCGCGTGGGCGGCATGCTGGAGAACTCGCAGG